GGGTGTCACAAGAGGAGAGGGTAGTTTCGGCTATCCTCTCATTTTTTTTATAAAGTTCGTCTTCTTACGGATATCGCGGTACTTGCTTCAAACGTTTTGTAAGATACCATATCGTTTTGATTTCCACCAAGGATGATGTAGTATTCTATATTATTTTCTTTATAAGATGCTACGAAAAACCCAACGTGACCCTCCCAAGGTTCACCTCTTGGAAATACTACAATGTCACCGGGAAGAGGATTATCAGTTTCTTCTCCCCACTTTAAAAAGCTTCTGGCCATGTAAGGATTTTCTACATAGAATTCAGAGCCGATAATATTTTGAGAATGAAGAATTGCATTTACAAAAGCTGCACACCATTCCATGTAAGCAGGATTAATTTTAAGTAATTTTCTTAATTCTTTGTTATTCTTATTTTCATCCATGCCGACAAATTTGTCTGCGTATGATATGATATCACTTTCTCTAGATTGTTCTATCATATAATTTAAATCTGTACACGCTTGTAGCAATACACACACAATAAATAATAATTTAAATCTCAACATTTAGGTACCCTCATGTATACTGCACTTCTTATGATATGTTTAATGGATCAACCATCATCTAATGATAATTGTATAATACTTCAAAATGATAAAATATACAAAACAGAACGAAAATGTATGGAGGCCGCTGCATATCTACTTAATTCTAATTTTTTTCAAACAGTTTACGCAGATTACGAACCAAGAAATTTAGAATGTTATTCTTGGATAGATAATAAGCCAACAATATAGTTATTTATTTTGTTTACATTCTAAGTAAATTGTGATATATTATAATTATGTTAGAATCATTTTTTATAGACGATACACCAGAAAGGCAGCCCGCCGTCTGGGGTACAAAAAAAGAACAGGAAATACGGCGTAGGATTTTGCTGTCCGTAGCAGCTTACGCATACGAAGTAAAGAACGAGTCAATAATATCAGACGCTGAGTTTGATGAACAATGCAAATTAGTAGATCTTACAGTGAGCACAGGTAATAGAAAAATAGATAATTTTTTTAAGAATTACTTTGATGCATCCACAGGTCAATGGATACATAAGCATCCAGAACTCCGAAAGGTAAAATGGATTTATGAAAAGTTTTATATAAAGAAATGATCATGGAAGAGATAATTCTATTAATAATAATTTTAGTATTATTTGCAATTTTTGCAAAAGGCCTATTTACTGTTTTTATAGAGCACTTTTGGTTAGCTGCATTAATGTTAATATGTTTTTTTCCTTTACTTTTTCTTTGGGCGCTTTTGAGAGGAATATTTAAATGAATAAGTATTATGTAGTAACGGCGATATCACAACACCGCATGAGATATGTTATCCCTGTTGAAGATTTAAAAGATGAAAACGGAAACGTTAAACCTGAATGGGCTCTTGATTCTGTTGTTATGCATGAAGTGGAAGAATTTTCACAAGAACATTTAGGAGAGACACTTATTGATGTTTTGGAAGAAAGTGAAGAAGAAGTACTTATTCGGTTTGACAAAGAAAATGCTTATCTAAGATCTTGGCCTAAAGATCAAAAGATTAAACACATTAGAGACAGGAGATCTGAAAAATGATTACAATATATGGGAAGGATGATTGTTATTGGTGTAAAGAATCTATAAGTCTTGCAAAAAGGCATAGTTTAGAATACACATATAAAAATACTACATATGAGACATATCGGACAGAAATGTTTGAACAAGTTCCTGATGCTAAAACAGTACCGCAAATTTTTTGGAATGAAAGATACATTGGTGGATATAATCAATTTGCATCAGAAATTGAAAATACCTTAGGTGGGAACTTTGGACAGGAATTATTCTAAATGGTTAAACCATCACCATACGAAGAATATTTAATTGAAATAATGCGTAAGCATGCTACTACTCTTACTGAAGCCCTTGACTTGGATTTTAGAAAGAACAGCATTGATGCTTCAGACATATTAAGCGTATGTGATTACCTGGAAGAAAAGTTAACCGATTTAGATAAGGTTCAATATTATATGCTTATCTATACTGGCCAAAAACCAGATCTTGAACTTAAAAGATAAAATTAACTATTGACATTTGGTTTAGAATCAGTTATTATGGTTATACAAATGAAAAGGAATATATTATGACATACACAGTTGAACTTGATATCTCCCACGAAGCTAAACATGAAGAAGTCTTGCAATTTGCAACTGAACATGGTTGCCGCGTAATGCTAAGGATTGAAGACGGTCCCGCAGGAGGAAATCCTCTTTACACATTTGCATCTGAAAGTTTTGATATGCTTCAAGAATTGACCGAACAAGTACTTGGTGCAGGTCACGGTTTTGATGAGGAAGAAATTAAAACTATGATAGTGGAAGTGTAAAAATTGTCTATGCATATGATACGTGGAGTTCAAGTCCACGGCAATAGTAAAAAACGTAAAAACAAGAGTAAACGGCTGCTTGCCGCCGAGGCTGAACACGAGGCTTTTCTAGCCCGTGTGGGGTACACTGGCGAGAAGTCAGAACATCGTTATGAGCTACCCAATTATAATACAGGGCCTCGTATGACCTCTGATACCGTCGCTGGCAATGGAGTCGCGAAGGAACGTAAAGTATATACTGGTAATGAGATTGCTGGGATTGTAACCACACATAAATCTAATCTAATGCCTATTCGTAAAGATAACAAACAGGCGGCTGTTGACGCTGCATCGATGAGGAGATAGTATGTCAGACTATCAACTTGACCGTAGAGTTAAACGTCTTATAAAGTAAAGGATCCTTATAAATGAAACTTAAAACTGATATGATTATTGATGATGAGTACATTATGTTTGGTAAAGGTGTTACTAGGTTTGAAGTTATAGATAATAAAGGTCGTGCATACACAAAGTACAATATTGAAGAACTAAAGTTTCAACTGCAGGATGATGGTAAAACTCTCAAAGCATTTGTTCGTTTTAAAGAAGAGGAAGAAATATCAGATGACTGAATATAAGTATACTCCTTTACGAGATACTGATAAATTCTTTTCTCCTATTAATAAATTTCAGCAGCTCATGACAATTACTGCTGAGGAGTGTGGTGAGCTAACTCAGGTATGCATGAAAATTATGCGTAAGCATGATAATCTAATAGACGCGCGTAATAGTAAGTTTCATGAAAAACTTATTGAAGAAGCAGGCGATGTTTTGTGCATGTTAGAATTGTTGGTATCCAATGGTATTATCAAGGAAGAAGATTTATTGGAAAGGGCTGATTTTAAAGAAATGAAGCTAAGAAAATGGAGCACTATATTTGATGATAAATAATCCTATTACTATGGGGTTATTATGTGGTTTTACAATGGAAAAGAATTCACGTCTGAAGACATTGGTGAATATATTGGGTTTGTGTATCTTATCACAGACCAGGACAACGGAAAAAAGTACGTTGGCAAAAAGCTACTTAAGTCTAAACGGAAGCTTAAACCTCTCAAAGGAAAAACACGTCGCAGGACAAAGATCGTTGAGTCTGATTGGAAAACCTATTACGGTTCCTCCGAAGAAGTTAAGCAAATGGTTGAAGAAAAAGGAGCTGACAACTTCCACAGGGAAATATTACATCTTTGTTTTAAAAAAGGTGAACTTGGCTATCTTGAGCTTCGGGAGCAAATGCTCCGAGACGTATTATTGCGTGAAGATTACTATAACGGAATCGTTCAAGCAAAAATACACAGAAGCCATGTTAAAAGGTTGACATTCTTGATAGAATAGTTTATACTAGATACATATAAAGAATTTATGGAGAATCAGTATGATTATTAAACGCAAAAGTGTTATCACAGGAATTATTCGTTCAATGGATATTCCTGTTAATCCTGATGATTACGCGGCCTGGGAAAAAGGTCTTGGTGGAATTGAAGAGTTAATGCCTTATATCAACAGCAAAGACTTTCAATTTATTTTATCAGGTATTACACCTGAGGAATGGGATGATGCATTCTCTGAAGAAATTTTAAATATTGTGTCGGATAATTTTTAATGATCGTATTATTTAATGGTCCTCCTTTATCAGGCAAGGACTTTGCAGCTGATTATTTTAAAGAGAAAGGTTTTAAACATCTTTCTTTTAAATATCAGTTGTATAAAGAAACAATAAAGTTCTTTGACGTTTCTGAACAATGGTTTATGGAACGATATAAGAATCGTGATGAAAAAGAAGTACCTTCTATTCACCTTGGCCATATGTCTTGCCGTGAAGCAATGATATATGTTTCAGAAAAAGTAATTAAACCTCGTAAAGGTTTGGACTATTTTGGACAACAAGTAGCAAATGAAATTGAAGAAGGTAAAGATTATTGTATCTCAGACGGCGGATTTATTGATGAACTCGTTCCAGTTATAAATAGAATTGGTTCCGATAATTTCGTTTTGGTCCAACTTACTCGCGAAGGATGCGATTATTCTACAGACTCAAGACGCTATTTCGACGGAAACATTGTTCATCAATATGTAAATTCTCACGAAACACGTATTGAAAAGAAATATGTTTTACCTCGTAAATTCAATGTAAGAACATATAGAATTCACAACAATGGATCTATCGGAGCTTTTCATGAATCATTAGAAGATATATATGAAAAGGAATACAATGAACAAGCACAAGCAAAAAGGAAAATCAAAATCTAGAGTTTTTTGCGAAAACCCTTATGATTTAGAAACTTATTTTGAGTCTTTATCTATAGCATCAACCCACGATAAAGAACTCATATTTGTAGATAAATTTATAGCATTGTTAAGATTAGATCCACAAGCTGAAGTTTCTGATATAAGCTATAAAATACTGAGGGATTTAAATCTTATAAAATTATAAACTTGGAGATTATATTATGACAGAATTGAATAAAGATCAGATCATTGAGGATCTGAAAAACACTATCGGCAAAATAGTATTCACGAAAGTAAACGGTGACGAAAGAGTCATGTTTGCCACACTCAATGAAAATATGTTACCAAAACAAATTGACGTTGAGGAAGCAATCCAAAAGAAAAAACCAAATCCCGATGTATTGGCGGTGTATGATGTTAAAGCACCAGGCTGGCGATCGTTTCGCTGGGATTCATTAAAATCTTTTGAGGTGAGTAGTAATCTATGAGCTGCGTATATAAAGGTAAAATACTCGACACAAATCTATCTAAAAAATCAAAAGGTGGAACTGAAATGATGCGTACGCGCCTTGTTGAAAATGTCGACGAAGAACTTTTAGAAAGTTGTGCTATTCATTTTTCAAGACCTCGCGAAATGTATGATGATGTAAAGAATATTATGTACTGCCATGATTTGGCGTTAGATCCTGAAAACAAAATCTTAAAAGATAACGGATGGGAAAAGTTTGACCATTTTGTATTTGTATCATATTGGCAAAGAGATCAATATATACTCATTTATGGAATTCCATATTCAAGGTGTACTGTAATCCATAACGCTATTGAATTAGAATACAGCGGTGGTAAAAAGGATACAGATCAAATTCGTTTCGTATATCATACAACACCGCATCGTGGTTTAGAACTCGTGTATCCAATCTTTGATGCTTTATCACAACAATTTGACAATATTCATCTTGACGTTTATTCTTCTTTTGAAATATACGGATGGCCAAAACGCGATGAAACATATAGTCAATTATTTAAGAACCTTGAAAACCATCCAAATATAACGTATCATGGCGCTAAGAGTAATGAAGAAGTATTAGAATGTTTAGAAAAATCACATATCTTTCTATTCCCGTCAATTTGGCCTGAAACGTCATGTATTGCTATGATAGAAGCCATACGCTCAGGAGTGCTTGTTATCCATCCGAGCTATGCAGCTTTACCTGAAACTTCTTCTGGTGCTACTGTTATGTATGATTATACTGAGGTAGCAAATAATCATGCTAATATGGCATATGCCGTGGTTAAGAATTTACTTGATGCACAGAAATTAGATCCTGATCTTTTTAATACAATGATGAATAATGAAAGGTGTACTTTGCCTAGAAACAGTATAAATAATTTCACAAACTCATGGAATAACTTACTAAGGCGTTTAACTAATGGCTAACATCATAAAGTTTCCTAAAACAAAATTAGGTACACCACCGCAATCACCAGAAGAACTTGCTGAAAAATTAGAAGAATATCGGCGAGGATTTTCGGATGATGTTGCGGAACAATTATGGAATATAGTAATAATAGAAATGGTCAGATCTGGTTGCAGGTTCGAAGAACAACCTGATAAGTACTATCCATCTATAATACTTTTACTTGAATCTATTAAATCATTACACCTTCAAGCTCATGGTATTGACCATCCGCTTCAAGAGTTGGCAAAAGATTTTATAGAAGAGGAAGAATTAGATAAAGAATCAGTTGACATTTCAGAGATTATAGAATAAAATGGTTTTATAACTAATGTAAATAAAAGAGAAACATAATGGCTATTTTGATAGATTTTAATCAAGTGATGCTAGCATCCTTGTTCGCAGGGATTGGAAATCACACAAACATTGACGTAGACGAAAATTTGTTGCGTCACATGTTCCTTAACTCAATTCGAGCAAATCGTAAAAAGTTCCACAAGGACTTTGGCGAGATCGTAATTTGCGCTGATGGCAAAAATACATGGCGTCGTGAAGCGTATCCTTATTATAAAGGTAATCGTAAAAAATCACGTGATGCGTCTGAATTGGATTGGAACCACCTATTTAATATAATTGGAAAAATTCGTACAGAACTTCACGAAGTATTTCCATATAAAGTAATTCACATAGAGCACTGTGAAGCTGATGATATTATTGGCACAGTAATCCACAAGTATGGTACAGAACTAAATATAGGTTCAGAACCATTCCTAATCTTGTCTGGTGACAAAGACTTTATTCAATTACATCGTTATGCTAATGTAAGTCAATTTGATCCGGTTCGTAAAAAATGGATTAAAAATTCCGATCCTGATAAATACTTGCGTGAGCATATTCTAAAAGGAGACGCTGGTGATGGCGTTCCAAATATTCTTTCAGCCGATAACTGTCTTGCCGTTGGAGAAAGACAAAGACCAATGACGCAAAAACGAATATTTGAATTTACCGAAGATCCTTCTTCTATGGATACCCAAACACAAATTCGTTTTGAAAGAAACAAACTTATGATTGACCTCGAGCTTGTACCTCAAAAATATAAAGATATTATTATTCAAGAATACGATGCAGAAAAGAACGTTGACCGTTCTAACTTATTTAACTTTTTTGTTGAAAAGAGGTTAAGAAACTTAATTACTGATATACAGGACTTTTAAATGCTACTATCATTATCTGAAATAATTAATAAAGCATGTGAATTAAAAACAAAACAAGAAAAGATTGATTGGCTACAGGCGAATGATACAATTCCTCTTAGAACAATTTTAAGATATACTTATGACAAAAGTATTGAGTTTTTAATTCCAAAATCAGCACCACCATGGAAAAAGAATTCTTATGTTGGTGTTGAAGGAATGCTATTTAAGGAAACACGCCGATTACGAATATTCATTAAAGGCGGTGGATATGATAATTTAAATCAGGTAAAACGTGAAAATCTTTTTATAAGTTTACTTGAAGACATTGATAATAATGATGCAGAATTACTTTGCAAAATGATTGAACAAAAACCGCTTAAAGGTTTATCATTAAAGCAAGTGCAAGCTGCTTTTCCAGATCTCATAGAAAACATAGCAAATGTANAGGTAAAAGAGAAAGAAGATGGCAAAGTCATTTAAGAGGTTTCGAGAATCATACGACGACGAATGGGAAGACGGTAATGATGATAGCCGCCGCAAAGATAAAAAGAAAAAGAAAATCCGCCAGCAAAGGCGCCATAAAGCTAAAGAAAAATTTAGTACATTTATAGAAATGAATAAGAGAAAGTAGTTGACATTCTCATAGAATCAGTATATTATATAATTACAATATAAAGGATATATAATGAAAATAAATGAAAAACTAATTCTCGTAGACTGCGATGGCGTATTACTCGACTGGCAGTACTCATTCTATAAATGGATGGCAGCCCGTGATCATCATCCAATAGTAGACAGTGAATATGACATGGGTAAAACATTTAACATGTCATACGATCAAGCCAAAATGATGTGTGAATACTTCAATTGTTCAGCAGCTATCGGTTGGTTAACTCCATTCAGAGATGCCGTAAAATACGTACGTAAGTTACACGAGGATCATGGCTTTGTATTTCATTGCATCACATCATTATCAACAGATAAGTACGCAGGAAAACTACGTAAAAAGAACCTTGAAGCTATTTTTGGTAAAAAAGTTTTTGAGGAAGTTATCTGTCTTGAATGTGGTGGTGATAAATACGACGCATTGTTACCTTATGCAAATACAGGCTGTTTCTGGGTTGAAGATAAACCTGAGAACGCGGTCGTTGGATCAAATCTTGGTCTAAACTCATTATTAATCGAACATGAACATAATAAAGATTTTTCTTATACCGATGTAACAAATGTTAAAAATTGGAAAGAAATATATGAGCTGATTGTATAAATACAGTTATCAGCAGGTCATACATTTATGGATAGGCGGTCTGCGAGGTCGCCTATATTTTTTTTAAAGGAGACTTACTTGCCTAATTATAGTTTTGAAAATACCAAAACAAATGAACAATTTGATGAAACAATGAGTATGTCCGAACGTGAGACGTACCTGTTAGACAACCCTCATATAAAACAGATATTTAATAAATTCCCGGGAATTGTTGACTCGGTACGCATTGGTGTACGTAAACCTGATGCGGGCTTTCGTGATGTGTTGAAAAAAGCAAAAGTTCATAAAGATAACACAATAAATGACTTCTAACTCCGTTAGGGGTCTAAGGAGGTTTCATGGCACAAAAACAGCGTAGACTATCTCGTAAGGAAAGACGCAAACAACAAAGAGAAATAGATCACATGGTAGGCATCTTAAATTCAAAGTTTTCGATGCGAAAGATATTACCACTAACACGATCTCAGGTAAAGTTGTTTGAGTCTTATCGTAAGGGAAAAAATCTAGCGGCCATCGGAACAGCAGGTACAGGTAAAACAATGTGCGCCACTTATTTGGCGTTAAATGATGTACTACAGGAAGGGGAGTATGAAAAGGTCGTCATAATTAGATCTGCAGTTCAGACAAGAGAACAAGGTTTTATGCCAGGTTCTCAGGCACAGAAAGAGGCAGTGTTTGAAGCACCATACACTGACATCACCAATGATCTATTTGGAAGAAAAGATGCATATCAAGTTTTAAAAACAAAAGGTATGATTGAGTTCAAAACATCATCATTTGTAAGAGGACTCACATTTGATAACGCAGTCATTATTGTAGATGAATGCCAATCAATGACATACCATGAACTTGATAGTATTATCACGAGAGTCGGAGAATCATCTAAGATTATTTTCTGCGGAGATACAAAACAAGATGATCTTCAACAATCTCGAAATAGAGCAGATGTTACAGGTTTGCACGACTTTTTAAGAGTATTAAAGAACATACCGTCTTTTGCAGTAATAGACTTTACAGTAAATGATATTGTGCGTTCAGGTTTAGTAAAAGAATATATAATGGCGAAAGAACAACTATTAGAGGTGGCCTAAATGCCAGAAGCAGCAAGAGTTGGAGATTCTGTTGACACAGGACATGGGTGCACGGCAACTACAACTCTTGCTGCGGCAGATCATAATGTAAATATTGACGGCGAAAACGCACTTGTGGTTGGAGATGAAACTGTGTCTCATGCATTTCCACCAGATCCTCCTTGTGCTCCACATACTGCACCTATAAACGAAGGATCAAGTAAAGTAACAATAGGCGGTGTTGCTGCCGCTAGAAAAAATGATAGTTGTGATGCTGGCACAATTTCATCAGGATCAGATAAAGTAACAATAGGCGGATAATTTTATATTATGTTTAATCATGTAGAGCATGGCGTAGTGCTCCCAAAAATCTCACGTAAAGATACTAAAAGTGGACGTAGATATTTTACACCAGAAGGCAAAGCATATCCTTCTATTACAACTGTATTATCTATTTTAAGTAAAGAAGGTATTATTGCCTGGCGCAAAAGAGTTGGTGAAGAAGAGGCTAATCGTATTTCTCGACAAGCCGCAACCAGAGGTACCGCAGTTCATAAACTCGCGGAAGATTATCTTGATAATGTAGAGGATTGGAGTAAAGGCGTAATGCCTGCCAATCTCGCTTCTTTTAATGATTTAAAAAATATCTTAGATGAACGTTTGGATAATATATGGTTTCAAGAAGAATTCTTATATTCTGATAGACTAAAATGCGCAGGACAGGTTGACTGCATTGCTGAGTTTGACGGCGAGCTATCTATCGTTGATTTTAAGACATCTCGTAAACCAAAGAAAGAAGAATGGATTACAAACTACTTTATTCAGGCGTCTTTTTATGCAGCTGCGTTTTATGAAAGAACTGGCATACCTATTAAGCAAGGTGTAATACTTATTACCGTAGACGGTTCAGAACCTCAGGTATTTAAAATACCAACATACGAATACTTACCTCACTTTTTATCAGTCAGAAAAAAGTACCGATTACTTAATGAAAAAGATTGACATTTGATATAGAATCAGATAGAATATATATATTAGTAAAAAGGAACGGTACTATGAACATCTTTATTTTATCAAAAGATCCTGTCACTGCTGCCCAGTTGCAGTGTGATAAGCATGTTGTTAAAATGATTGTAGAGTCAGCACAAATGTTATCTACTGCACATCGTATGCTAGACGGCTACGTGGAAAAAAGACTTAGTAAATCCGGCAAGCGTATGATTAATTACTGGGTACATAAAGATCCTAGTAAAGAAGAACAGTTATACAAAGCAGTTCACCATAATCATCCTTGCACCGTATGGACTATGGAATCAAACGCCAATTATGAATGGCACTATAAACATTTTATTGCGCTGTGTCAAGAGTATCAATTTCGTTATGATAAAATTCATGCTACACAAACTAAACTGCAAGAAGTTTTGAAACGTGCACCATCCAATATTCCATGGACTAATTTATATACACAATTTAAATTAGCTATGAAAAACGAACCGCAATGTATCCATCCTGATGATCCAATTAGATCATATCAAGAATATTATCAAACTAAGCAAGACCGCTTTAAAATGGTTTGGTCTAAACGTCCTATTCCTGAATGGTTTGAGGTCGCGGCTTGACTAAAGAATTCTTACACGATTTTAAAGACGGAAACGGATTAGTACTTTCCCATCATCATAAAAATGGAGGCGGGATTGTTGCGAATAGCGCACACGTAGATGATAGTTGTATCATTGCTCCAACTGCGGTGGTAGGTGGAAATGCAATGGTAGTTGAAAATTGCAAGATACTTGATAAAGTAAGAGTATTAGGAAACGCTCATATATCAGGAAAAGTAACTCTTGAAGATAATATAGAAATAAATGGAACGGCAGAATTAAAATATGATACTGTGCTATTTGGTGATGCAAAAGTTACAATTACACCAAAAGTAGTTTTAGGATTTGACCATCCTGTGATAATTACTGACAGTCATATTTTTCTTGGGTGCCACTGTTTTGACATGGAGCAATGGGATAAAGCTGCTCCTATCATAAAAGTAAATGGCTATCCAACAAAGACGGCGAATAACATTCATCGTATAGTTAGTTTAGTTGCCGATATTCATTTTAATCTTTTTATCGAGGAAGACGATGAGATACCTAATCATTGAAGAAGACCTCGGTTTTTTTCTGGGAGTAGTTAATAGTTACGGAATATGGGCTAAGAATGATATTTTTGGCCTTCCAAAGGCGTATAGCTTTGCCTCTAAAAAATTGGCTAAAAGATTTATAACAGAAGTTATAGGTTCCGAGATAAGCGATTATAAAATAGTGGCAATAAATTCCGAAGATAAGTATATTCATGCGGTTGATCTCATTAAAAGCGGATACGGTAATCATACACATTTAATGTTAGATGCAATACCAATGTTAAACGAAACCGTTCATTAATTTCTTATTGACATTTCGTTTAGAATCAGTTATTATAGTTCTATAAATGGAAGGAACTATACATGATTGACTATATGGTATTCGCAGAACGGCTTCGTAACTTAGCTCGTCGTTGTGACACATTCGGTAAAGACCGTCAAGATATTCTTTGGGAGATTATTGCAATCGCTGAAGACTACGAAGAAAAAGTAGAACGTCTTGAGATGGAACAAATTATTCAGATGCAACGTGATCTTGTTGAAGCATCATGATATTCCCAACGTATGTTATCCAAACAAAAAACCATTGGCTTGTTGGTACACAATGGGCATATGGTAAAGGAACAGTCACAATGCATGACGAAGGGTTTAGTTGTACCTGTAAAAAGAAACCTCGTACGGCGTGTAGTCATATCAAGAACGTAAAGCTAAGGTTATACGGAACTTTTGATGAACATTATAATTACTCATAATTAATTTTTTATTTTCATTTTAACTATTGACATTTCGTTTAGAATAGGATATATTATTAATATAACAAATGAAAAGGAATCACAATGGAAAATCAAACTGCAAAATTTTGGACAGAAACTCCTCTTGACAATGTTGCTTCTTTAGTCGCAACTTTTCGTGGTTACGCTGCCCAGGAGGCTGATCTTGCTGATCTGTATAATTCAGACGCAGATGATTTTCATAAAGCAATTGTTCTTTTTCGTCAGTCGGACTCTGAAGGTCTTTCACAATACGTTTCAGAAATGGATACTTCTGCTCGTGAAGACTTGGTTGAAGCTTTTTGGTTTGACTGTGGTAACGATTTCGTTGAAAGTGTTCTTGGTTTTTCAATGAGTAAATCTTGGATTAGAGAGAATACTCAGCAAGCTGCATAATAACTATTGACATTCTCTTTAGAATCAGATAATATATAATCATATCAGATAAAAGGAAAACAGATATGGCACATGAATTAGAAATGATCGACGGTCAAGCCCAAATGGCATACCGCGCAAGTAAAGGTCTACCTTGGCATGGTTTAGGTACACCAGTCGGAGACGATATGACTCCGCAAGAAATGATGGAAGCAGCAGGACTTGACTGGGAAGTTAAAAAAGTTGAGTCGTTTGTTCGTTGGAACGGAGACAATGTTCTAACTGGACAGCATTCATTAATTCGTTCAACTGACGGAAAAATCCTTACTCAAGTTGGTCCTGGTTGGAACCCGGTACAGAACTCAGAAGCCTTTGAATTCTTTGCAGATTTCGTATCAAAAGGTGATATGGTAATGGATACCGCAGGATCATTAAATGATGGTCGCATTGTATGGGCATTAGCCGACGTACAGGACAGTTTTACTCTGTTTGGTGGCGATGAAGTAAAAGGTTATCTTTTATTCTCAAACCCGCATCAGTATGGTAAAGCAATTGATGTTAAATTCGTAATGGAACGAGTTGTATGTAATAACACATTAACCGTTGCTCTTGCTGAATCAGGTCAACCTGCCGTTCGTGTAAATCACCGTTCTATCTTTGATGCGGATCGTGTAAAAGAACTACTTGGATTATCACATCGTAAAGTTGCAACATTCAAAGAAGCTGCCGAATTTCTTGGCTCAAAGCAATACGGTCAAAACGACCTTGAGAAATATTTTGGCAATATCTTTGGAGAGTCTACTAAAGAAGATAAAAAACTTTCACCTACTGCCGAACGTGCTGTTGAAGTTGTAGAAACTCAACCTGGTGCAGAATTTAGAAAAGGTTCATTTTGGCAAATGTTCAATGCTGTTACTTATATGGCTGACCACGAATTAGGTCGTTCAACTGATAGCCGGATGAATTCTGCATGGTTTGGAGCAAACGCAAAACGTAAAGTTGATGCTCTTAACCTTGCGGTAGAAATGGCGGAGATGGCTGATGCTTAAGAAAATTCATAACCATATTAAAAACCTAACACCCCTAACACCAGTGGAAGTAGTCTTTTATGGACTATTTTTTGGCCTAATCTTAATTCTCGTTGATCCACTTGGAATTATAAGGATGTAATAATGTTCTCGAGGAATAATACGTTTGCAGTGTCAAATGCGATGCTGCAAGCTGGTGCTTTATTGTCCGTAAATCAAAATATCTTATGGCCAACTTACATTGTAATGGGTATGATGTGTTATCTTGCCTTTCTCCAAACGATTGGCGCTGCTGCTTTTATTTCTAAAACAAATAAAACAGAAGTAGAACCTCCACCAAGTGATGTAATTTCTTTAAGAATATTAGTAGCAGCTATATATTTAATGTCGGTATACAGTATCTATAAATTAGGATATGATTTATTTGCCGGCTTTATGCTTGCACATATAATAATATACTTTTTATCAAGTTTTATGAGGTTAATAAACGATGACTAAGATACTTATCTGAGGATAAATGATGCAGACATATGAAGCCGTTAACGGCATGGGTGATTTAAAATTTACAACAGCAGGAGACTATTTAATGTCACAAGAAAATACAGTAACTTCAGTAACCGCGGATGAGCTGCGGTCATTCATTGAACGCATTGAGCGTTTAGAACAAGAGAAAAAAGATATCATGGATTCTGTTAAAGAAGTTTATTCTGAAGCAAAAGGATCTGGGTATGAAGTAAAGGTAATGCGTAAAATCATTTCAATTCGTAAACGTAATCGTGACGATATTGATAATGAAAATGCAATGACTCAAATGTACATGGATGCATTAGGAATGTGAATTAATTTATATAACATGGGTGGATCCAGAATAATGCATATCATCAGAAAAAAAGATGGTGAAATTATTGCTATAGCATCACGTTATGAGGATGCCATATCAATTGCGGCTGGTGCAAAAGTTGATAAGGAAGACTACGTCGTTCAGGAGTCAACTAACCAACAAGAGCTCGCTGAAGTTTATCGTGCATATTATGGAACAAGATCACTATGAATGATGATGAAGTAAGATCGGCCGCCCAAAAAGAAGCAGAAAAAACCTTTGAAGGTTTTATGCTATAGACTAAAAGAACTACCTATGCTTCAATTGCATTTTTATTAATTGTAGCATCGTGTAACTTTGGGGTAGAGGACGACACCTATCCTGCCTATAATGGCGAACAATATAATCCGTCCAATCTTAATGTAAAGAAATAAAGATGGGAAAAAAATATGAAACTAATTCTAAGCACAATTTTAATAACAGCGATGGCGTCAAGCGCCATTGCAGGTGGTCATACTCAAATTGAAGAAAAAAATGGCCCATATATTAACGGTACTTTTGAGATTTATATTGACGATACAAATACCGAAGGAACTGTAGACACTAGATTTGAAGCTATGGGTGGATATGAAACTGAGATGGATCACCCGGTTGCAACCTGGGCTGGGTTTGGAGCACGCTTTGATACAAACTATGCTTTAGATAGAAACTTAGACAATACTATTACTGAAAAACAATTTGGGTTAGGTATTACTGGCGGCAGATTATATATAGGTGAAACTGACGTACAGCGTTTAGGCTTTGCTAAAACTTCTAAAATCGGTGCACCAGTTATTATAACTAAATCAAGTTCTCGTATTGACCATCAAGAAAAGTTAGTATTTACTTTTGGCGGATGGGAATACAATGATGAATTTGATTTTAACAATTATCGTCTTAAACGTGACATGCCGTATGGTGGTGTAGTAGGTTGGAACCCTGAAGACGACTCAATGTATTATGGTGCCACCGCCCGAGTAGCAATTCTTGATATATCTTATATGCAAATTGATACAGATAATGAAACCCAAAAAGGTTATTCTGTGGGTACATCTTTACATCGTATGGGATTACCAATCGGTCTAGGTTATGAACGTTGGGAAGATAAAGAGAATACACGTATAGATTACGGTGTAATGTATAATTACAATAAAGATTTAATGTTTACAGCACATAGAGTTGAAGATGATGATCTAGGATTTACATATAATTATCTAGCAGCCATTCATACTAAAGGACCATTAGAGTTAGGTCTCTATTACCACCAGGACAAACAACAAGTAAGTCCTTGGACAGGTGTAAAATCAAATATTGATGATAGTGTTAAAGCAACCATTAAGTATAAGTTTTAAAATGATTGAAATTATTGGAATAGTTAACGGAACCCGTATTAGAAAACTATTTAATAACGTAATTGACGCACAAGAATATCGAGAAATATTAGATGCGCAATACGCCAAAGTATTTTGGAATTATGTATAAAAAAAGGAGGGGATAAAACCCCTCCTTAGTAGTATCGTTGACCGATATCTTATTGTTATTAGAACAAGTTTGATACCAATACGCGACGGTAGTACTCGTTTTTGTTGGCAGTAAGTGCGCCAGCTGAGCGAGTTGGACCGAATGCGAATGGGTTTGCAACCATACCATAACGGGTTTTGAAACCAATTTTTGGCTGGAAGCTATCTTCCCCAACTGCGCGGTACATTTGCAATGGTACGTATGGGCAATAGAACAAGCCAGCATCAAATGCGCTTGAACCTTTATAACCTACGACCATGTAGTTTGAACCAGCATATGGATCTACATATACTCTGTAGCGACCGTTAAGAACACCAGCAAAGGTATTTCCTGTATCGTCTACTGCCAGGTTGTTGCTGTTAAGAGCCGGTGCGTAATCCAAGACTCCTGCCATTTGCAATGCTGATGCAACATCAGAAGAACAAATAACCAGGTTACCTTTACCCCGACGAGTAGCTTTTGCGATTGCGTTTGCTTCAATCTCGATTTGGAACATCAGGCCTTTGAATTTCTCAACTGACCAACGACCGTTTGAGTCGACGTCAAGATCGAATGTACCAGCTGAAGCAGTTGCAGCAGCACCTGTTTTCGCTGTTGTATAAATTGTACGAACAACCTCGCGGTTAATTTCAGCCAAGATTTCTGACTGAAGAATATTCGCCAATTCGCCTTCTGCGTCAAGACCGTGTACGGCACGCAAATCCTGAGCAAGCTCAGTTGTGTATTCCGCTTTCAGCGCACGTGATTTTGCTGATACAGTAACTTTTTCGATCGCTAGCGCCATCTCTGCAAAGTTTGTACCGGCACCATCACCTAATGCTTCGGCGTCAGCAGTTTCCAAACCTGTACCAAATGGAGCAGTTGCGCCAGCACCAGTTGAACTGGATTGTGTACCTGTACCTGAGAAGTCAGAATCTGCTTCGTTGTAGAATGCTTCTACTGCAGTGTTACCTGACATTGCGCTGTAGTTTGAACGCATTGCAAAGATCAAGCCTGTTGGGCCAGTCATTGGCTGAACGCCTGCAATGTCATATGCCATCAAGTTTGGCATTGAACGACGTACCAACGAGATCAGTACCGGATCATAACCTGCTGTTGGAGCAGCTGAGCCTGAACCAAACCCGCCTGTACCGGCTGCGTTTGTTGGGGCCTCTTGAAGAAGTGATGTCATGTTGATTGACTGATCACCAGTTTCGACTAAGGCTTTTTCTGTATTCTCAAGAAGAGTAGCAGTAACTGCTTTTTTGTGCTCGTCTTGAATTGGTGAAAAAGATGAGTGCTCCAGAAGAGGGCCCCACTTTTCGACCAGTGCTTTATTAGTAGATTGACTCATTTTGTCTCTCCTTATTTCGTTTGTTATCAACTGAGTTTATTTATAATTTTATTTGTTTCACTTAATTCGAATGTTTATGCTCTGCGGTCTAAAGCTTCAACTAAAGCTTGTACAGAAGAATATGGTGAAGCAGGTTTCTTATCCTGTGTATCTTCGTCCAGGATGATTTCTTCTTCATCAGTGCTTTCACTTACAACAGCTTTGTCTTTCTTAAAGAATGATTCTCTAAGTGTAGTAAGATCGGCTGCATAAGATTCAAGATCTTCATTTTCTAGTTTCTCAGATAGAGTTTTCAATCTCTCTCGCTGATTGACTGTCAATCCTTCTGAAATTTCATCAAATACTTTTGATGCTTTCAACGAATTAATTTCTTTCCCAAGCGCAATGTTATCGTTTATAGATTCATTAGCTTGAGTTTGTAGTTCAGCAACTTGCTCTTCTAGTGCTGCGACCACATCAACGGTGTCTTCGTCGATCTCGATATTATGTTCAGTGAATAGCTCTTTAAGTCCATCCATCAAGGACTCTGCTATTTCAAGTTTGATACCAGATTCTATGGCAACTTCATTCTCTGTCATCCATTCTTGGACAACATAGTCAAGATACGTATCTAGGTTCTCAATGATTCCATTAAGGCCTTCATCCAATGCTTCTTGTAATTGTTTGTCATAGTTTTCTTCAAGTTGAGCAACAGCTTCGTCTACACGTGTTTTTGTAGATTCATTTACAGCTGCTTCAAATACCAGAGTAACTTTTGATTTAAAGTCTTCTGATAGATCCATACCTTCGAACATTTGTGAAATGGATTCTTCTACAGAAATAACCTCTTCTTCGATTACTTCTACTTCTTCAGTTGTTTCTTCAGACTCGCCCATTGCTTTGTCTGCTTTGCGAGCTGGAGCTTTTCCTGCATCTTTAGCTTGAGGAGTTTTTACTGTATCCTCAATCTCGTCTGCCTTTGGGTCTGCTTTTGCTTTAACGTCGGCTTTCTTTTTCTTGATTTCGCCACCTTCTCCGGGGACTGCATCAGGAACAGTAGAAACACCGTCGTCTGCAACGAATTTTTCTTCTAATTCTGACATATTTACTCTCCTTTTAATTTGGATTCGTGTTTCATATCCATATTTATAATAATTAATTTCTTAGAGAAGAAACAAACTTTTCGAATAGTTTCGCAGCGTGCGATTCATCAATAACCCGTACGGTACGCTTATATTCTTGCTTGACTTCTTTAACTATTTCTTCGATTACTTCTTCTACCTGTTGTTGTCTCCATGCTCCGGCAGCAATGTCAAAGTAATATTCTGTGTTTTCCATTATTCCGTTTACAAAGCAATCAGGTCCAGATGGATCTGTTACAATATCAACTGTGGCTAAATGGAAATCTTTTTGGACTTCCATAACACCGTTGTTGCCTGGTTTAACAGATCCAAGGCCGCGAGTAGATACTCCACATTTTACACCTTCATCTATAAATGTTTTGACTATCTCTCCCATCGGTGTACCAAGTATTTTTGCTTTACCAATAAAGTTTTTGCCGTCACGCTTCATCTCTGTAATAAGGTGTGAAACACGATCACCATTAATCTGGGGTCCAGGAGGGTGACCAAGCTCACCGAGAGCTCTTTTTGTTTCAACGAATTCTTTGTTATACCGCGACATTTCTTTTTCAAGAACACTCGTAGGGTATGTGCGATTATTACGATTGGCAATATCACCTTGCATAAAAATGCCTTCGATGAAGTAATTTTTCTTACCATCTTCGGACGCTTCAGTGATTACTGATACATCTTCATTAAATACTTCGGTAATAAGTTTCATTTTAATAGTCCTTTTTTCTTATATTTATAATTTTATTACCATTTACGCTTTATAAGATATAGGAGTACAAGAAACGGCAGCACTAGCAGCTATAGTATCTGTCGCTAGTTTTTCAACAATTTCTACTGTATTAGCTGTCATGTTAAAAGACCCATTTGTTCCACCTGCAATAGTAATAGTCGCAGTGTTAGTAGCATGAATTCTTACTAAAGTAGAATCTGATACTGTATTCGCCGTACTTACAGCAATGGCATTTCCTCTTACTTTAATAATCATCATAGCGCCTCTCTTGCAAATCCTAGAATTTCTGCAAATCCTTTTTTATCTTTTGTCGCAAGATTTTCCATTTTTGTACGATTATTTTTAGACAAGCTTTTGAGCATTTTGTTCAATATATCAGAGTCTTCTTTCTTTAAGATCATAGATTGACCATTTTTAAATTTAACAATACCTGGCTTAAATGCTTCATCTAAAATATCATTTGATTCATTTGTTGATATTTTGTCCTGGCCATGATCATCGGTTTGTTTATTCTTCACTGTTTTATAAACAGTACGTGTTTTGCCATCAGGACCTGTCATATTGACTGGTTTCTTAATTGCAGACAAAGTAGTTTCATCAACAGCTTCTTTTTTCTCCCAAGGAGCTTTTGGAAGTGTTACTGCTTCTTTACCTTTTTTGCTAGGTGCTGATGCCTTTGAAAGTTCTTTAGCTAATGCTGCCTTTTGGCTTTCATCTAATTCTGCTTCTTCACCCATGCTCATTACTTCAGCTGTTGCATAGCTATATAATGTTTGCATTTCTTTTGCCACGCCGGCTAATTTGTTTTGAAACCATTCTTCAGGATCTTGTGTAGATTGAACATAACGAGCAATACCCATGATATTATGTGACATTGAACGCAAGGCATTCATCATCATTGGTTTTTCTTCCATAGGATTTTCGGTAAGTTCTACTGATTCACGTAAACGTGTGTTAGTTGCTTTTGCATATTGCTTTTGGCCATCAACACCAGCTTTTTTAGCAGAGCGATCTAGCTTAGAGGCCATGCGATTCGCTTTGTCTTCTTTATCACGTGCCCTCGAATATGCAGCAGAAGCACCCGCTCTATCACCTTTTGCAGCATCTTTATCTGCACGTTTATCCCAACCAGATGCAGAACCCATTGCAGCTTTGTGTTTCTTTGCACGTGCATCAAATGCTCTCTTAGCAAGTTCAGGAGAGATTTCATCAAGTTCTACTGATTCACCTAATTTATGCTTATTAGCTTCTTTAGATGCTTTTTGAGCTTCAGGATGATCGGAACCGTGTTTCTTAATCATATTTTGTGCATGCTGATGCGCATCAGCCGCATTATCGTGATGTTGCATTTTATCATAATGATGGTCTGCTTTATGATCATTTCCTTCATCCTCATGTTCAGATGCTCTTCTTTCGTGATGTTGAGCTGACTGCTGATGTTTTGCTGCCATATCGGCATGATGACGTGCAGTTCCCTTTGGAGCATTAGTAGTTCTTTTCCTATCTCCAGGAGCAGGCATAGATGGTTTTTTACCAATTCCGCCTAAGCTACCTTTTGGCCCAGNAGTCATAGCTGTTGCTTCTTCAATTATAGAATTTTTATATAGATCCAATGCTTTTGCATACTTTGGATTTTTCATCATCTGCTTTGACTCGCCAGCATCTGGGTTTGCAGCAATCATGCGAACAGTTGGCTCATCAAGACTATTCTTTTTCATATATTTTTTATATGCATCAAATTTCTTTGGATCAACTCTGCCGCCGAATTTATTTTTCATAGGAGTCATGCTACGAGAAATCTCGTCGATTTGCTCAGCTTCTTCGTTTTTACCTTTATAAGCTAAACGCTTAGCAGCCATGTCTGAGCCTTTTAAGCGTTTGCGGAGGATTGCGCGAGCATTGTCGAATGCTTTCTTCTTTTCAGGCTTACGAGCTTTTTCTGTATCAATCATCGTATTCATGGATTTTCGTTGAGCATCGTATGATTTAGTGTAATAACGCTGCGCCAAACCTTTTGAGATCTCGTCGATTTGCTCAGCTTCTTCGTTTTTACCTTTATAAGCTAAACGCTTAGCAGCCATGTCTGAGCCTGTTCTACGTTTGTGCAATGTTTTGCGAGCATCGTCGTATGCTTTTTTCTTTTCAGGCTTTCTCGCTTTTTCAGTATCGATCATGGTATTCATGGCTTTTCGTTGAGCATCGTATGATTTAGTGTAATAACGCTGAGCCAGATCCTTTGAAATCTCATTAATTAGAGATTTTAATGTTCTCTTGGTATTTTCACGAATATTAACACCAAACATTTTTCCAACGGTTTTATTGCCCATATGCTTTCCCATACAAGTAATAATTTTTTCACGAGGATCCGTATCAAGTCCGTCTACAAATTTAACAAGGTTTGTCCCAGCTTTGCCGGATGCTAACATCTTTGCGGCTTTCATAAAGTCAGTTTTATCTATACCACCGTGTTTCTTTGCATATGCCTCAAGTTCTTTTGCACATTTCATCATTTGAGGAGTTGCTGCTTCAGAAACAGTTTCTTGTTTTTCTGCGTTGTCGATTGCTTTTGATACTGCTTTACGACGCTTGTGTAAATACTCGTCTGAGTCGTCAACGTCGCCATCGTTATCAATATCTTTATCTTTACGATCTTTGTGTTTACCTTTTAAAGCTTTGGCATTTACTGGATCCATAGCTTCATCCACATTACGAGGCAGAGTAAACTGTTTATCTTTTTCTACGTATGACGGATCATACGCGGCTTCATCTTCGCCTTTTTTATGATCCGCGATCCGAACAGTTGAACCTATTCCTTCAATTTCGCCGGTGAACTGATGATCTAACGCAACTGGATGTCCTACTTTTGTAACAACGTGCGCAGCCTTGAATCTTTGTTCGTCACCGGATTTTGGTTCTGCAACTTCAGAAATTATTTGCGAAAACTTTTTCATATCTGGTTTCCTTTTAGTATTTTTCTATTTATTTATAACTTTTAATGATTCTTGTGCGTTGTCATCGTCTTGCGGTTCTGGGGAATCTTGTTCTTGATCTGTTTCCTGTGGGACTTGACCAAAACCAGACTCTTCATCATATATTCCAGCAGCACGTTCTGCTTTCATTTGTTTTTCCATTTCCCTTAGATCGTCTTCACCCATAAACAATACGTTCTTAACAACCCATTCTCTTGAATAGTATTTACCAACTTGTTCTTCAATATCTCTTAACATTGTTATTTTTTCACGAAGGATTTCTGTCTGCTTTAACTCTTCAAAATAGTTATCTTTCATAAAATTATAACGTATTTTATTTTTAATTTCACCAAACTCTTCAGGATCTAATATACCTTTTAAGATTAACTGTTTTTCTAATAAAACATCAAATAATGATGAAAATCTATTTCGCTGCCTGCGAATAAATTTACTGAATTTAAGTTCATCACGAGTCATTTCTGAAACTCGTCCAAAGCTATACATGTTTTCTGGTTCTAAGCGAGATACTGGAACCTTTAACGATTTATATAGTTTTCGTTGAAAGTACTGTAAATTTTCATCGTTTGTAAGTGCCGCGGAATTACCGCCTGCAAGAATATCAACTTCTGTAGATCTTTCACCACCTCGGCGTGGGAACCAAAAATCTTCAGTCATAGTCATAAATTTACGACCGTCCGTAATATCACCACTATCAGAATCATACTGTAATTTGTTTTTATGGCGAGTCATCATATCATGTAGATATTGCTCAGCCTTTGCTTTTGGTAATTGACCAACGTCGATATAAAAAATTCTTCGTTCAGGAGCTCTAGTAATAGTATAAATGACTGTAGCATCTTCAAGCATCCTTAATTGATTTAAAGGTTTAATTGAAGGATGTAAGTACGAAAGAACAAGCGAATTATTCTCGTTCATTAATCCTGAAGTAACTCTAGCGATAGAGTCTTTAGCAATTTTATAACCTTGAACTGTCCTACCACTACTAACATTACCTTTTAAAGATTTAGATCCAAAACCAGAGTCAGAATACAGATAGTATTCTTTCTTAATTTTCTTTAAAGGTATACCTGAATGACTATCTTTTTGCTTCTCATCCATTTCTTTAATAAGACGTAATTTACGTGGATCAATGTATCTTATTTCTTTAATACCGTCTTTTAAATTTTCATTATCTATAATAATGTGATAATTGAGACGGCCGTCAACATAGAATTTTTGAAATATATCATATCCATAATTAGAAAAGTCAAGTAAACTTAACACATCTTCAAACTCATCGGATATTCTGTCTTTAACTTTATCAGGAAGATCGGTATCATCTAATACTATTTCAACTACGTTTTCACGAGAGTCAATATTAATTGCTTCGTTAATTACTTCGTCAACAGCTTGTGCTATTTCAGGCTGCATCATAAGACTGCGATACTTGGTAACAAGCTCGCCTTCCGTTTTAGCGTCGCCTTCCATATTAATGGCAATACCATAGGAACCGCCAAGCGAATTTCCTATGGTAATAGCGCCTTCATCGTTTGTTGGTTCTACAAAAGAAACAGCTTGTTCTTCTTCTGCACCACCAATCTCTCTTTTTATCTCAAAGCCAAAGATTCTCATTCAATTATTCATCCTATAAATTATGTTGTGGAAATGCCAGTTGCGCCTTCAACTCTCCACATATCATATTGGAATGTAACTCCAAATTCTTCAATAACATCAGACTGATCCCATCCTAATGGAATAGAATCAATGGCAACTGGATATAAACCTTCAAATACATATGTTCTAAGTGGACTACCATCTTTACTGAATTGAGTAATAACCGCGTTAGACTTATAACTTTGTGGCAAAGTTCTTGTATTTGAGTCGTGACTGTTAATAGAGTTTGACCAAGTTTCCAATGCATTTCTAATTAGGAAATCTTCGTCGTTGATGATGGTTACTGGCCAATCATCAAATACCCTATCACCAGCGTATTTTACCTGACGACCGAAATATGGAACAACATATGCTCCTAAGGTCGACGCAGGTAGAGCCGCAGCCTTTATCATGAAAGGTAATTTAAAGTCTGCGATCGGCTCTACCGGGTTTGTGATTTGTGCTTGGAAGAGGGTAGGTCTTGCCCCACCCCCTACTAATTGAGATTTAAACTCGTTGATATTAAAAGCCATGTTTTATACTACTCCTTTTTGATTCTATTTATTAGAGTGGCTGACCAACGATTTCATCAAATTCTACTCCGGATCTTGTTGCTACAAAAGTAAGCTCAATAACGTTAATTGACCGGGCTGGCTTGATGAAGATGTTGCCTCTGAATAGATTTCGATCAACCACATCAGGAGTGTTTACTGTTGCATCTGATACAACCCTGAAGTCGATAATTCCTCGTCTTCCTTGTATATCACGGAGGAGCGGCTCAACCAAATTCTTAAATTGTGTTTGTGTAAATTCATCGTTAAAGTCAAACAAGAACGACGCTGCGACAGTTGCGATTGCTTTTTCTACGGTAATAAACAAACGGCGTACGTTTAACCGAGTAAACGCGCTTCCTGTTGCTGTACCTAACGCAGTTTTATCTCCAAACAATAATACACCTTGACCAACTTGTGAAATAACAGGATTAACATCACTGCCATATAGCTGATCTCTTTGTGCTTTGCTAGGATTAAATGCTAACTTAACTACGTTTTTAACAACGCCTCTTTTATAACCAGCTGGTGACTCATATGGTTCAACGCGTGCCGCCAAACCAGCCATATCACCATTTAATGGTATCCAACGATATGTATCATTGTATTTGTCATAGCGATATTTGTACCCACTATCAATGAAAAGATACGATGAAGATGTACAGGTATTTCTAAACGCAATAGCGTTATCCATTTTTGTGGATGGATTTGAAGGAGTAACCACATCGGCATACGTAGGTGAAGCATATACAACACAATCTTTACGACTTTCTGCAATGTTTTGTGTTATATAATTTGCAAGGTTTGCGCTGCTTTTTCCTGTTATGATACCTGAAATATCAATTTCATTGGAATCTTTGAATATATCGTATCCTAATGCAACTTTTCCAAATGCAATATCGCTTTCGCCATCGCCATCGTTTCCGCCGGTGAGTGACTCATAAATGCTTGATGTAAATGTGCCGAGCAATGGAGTTGACGGTGTGTTATCACCTTCAGTGTCGGTACCAATTGCTTTGACCCATCCTGAACTACCTGCCAATACATCAACATAGTAGTTAGAGGAACCATCCGCGTTTTTACCTGATGTGGAAACTGAAACGTTTTCATAAACTTCAAGAACAGAACCGGCAGTTCCGCTGATATCTCCAACACTGTCTATAACTGCAATGTGAACTCGAGTATTATCAGTTGGGGCGCCTTGTACTTCTCTTGCGTATCCCCATTTTGATGTAAAGCTTATAAGCGCAGTATTTGCTTCGGCAGTAACATACTTATTTGCAAAAGCAATATCGTATGAGAACGGCGCGGTGTTTGATCCGTTGTCAGTGAAAGTAGTTACAACCATATCTTGATAACCTACACTATCGTTACCGACAGTAATAATATCTCCAGCTTGTGGTGCTGTTACAACTTCGTTTGCAACACTAATAGATACAGAATTTGCGTTAAAGGCAAATGATCCTGCTTCAGCTTCGGATATAGCTGCAATACTATTTTGAAATGAAGCCGATGAAGCAGCAACAACTTGAATGCTGTTACCTAATGCGCCTTCATATTTTGCTGAAAAGTATGTGCCAGCTGCCGTGTTTGCACTGTCCGAAGTTACGCGATTTACATATAATGCGTTTGAATATGATAGAAAATCTGCTGCGCTGAAGAATGTTTCATGGTTTTGCCATGAGGTATTTGCATAAGGCTTTCCAAAGCGAGATGCAAGTTCATCCTCAGAAGAGATCAGAATTCTTTGGTTAGTTGGACCCCAGCGAAATACTCCGGCAATCGCTGCAGGAGGAGTCGCTACCGCCGGTATCACTGCTGATGCATCCACTTCCCTGACGATAACGGATGGGCTTACAGAAAAAACCATTATTTTTCTCCTTTATGTAAGATTATTTTAACTTTTTTTCAGTTGTTTCTTCTTTATTTATAATAACTCGATTTTACAATAGCCACCTGTCACCTCTACCATCTTCTTGCCATCCAGGTTTATAATTAGAATCAAAGTCTGTACCTGAGTTTATAAATCCAAATGGAAGTAAATCATCGTCTATTTGTTTTTCGGTCTTTTGTCTTAGCTTGCTAAGTGTATTTATGTCAGTAAGTTCTTTAAAATATCCTTGGCTTGTGAGCCATGCAAAAATGACTAAATTCATAACTAAGTCATCGTGTGATCCAGGCTCGGCTTCATATGACGAACCTTTCTTTGAAAATCGCGAAAGTTCTTGTATTGTCTCAAAGTCGTTTATAATAAGCTGTTGTTGCTCAATCAACATTTTAAGTAATGAACAGCCGACCGACTTTACCGACTTTGTTGTTCTTACCCCAGTATCTGTTATTTTTCCAAATCCACCTGAAATTCTTTTACCATTTTTACCAGCATTTTCTGTATAAAGCATTCCTTCATAACCAAAATCCATTGAAAGTGTATCAGATACTTGTGAGCCTATGTCATTAATTTCAATTAAAACGAGTGCTTGATTGTACGACGTTGCCACTCTATATATAATAGAAGCAAAATCTACTGGTGATATAAAATTATCTCTAAATGTACATACTTGTTTATACGGCATTGACGTTATATCTATTACGTTGAAAGTTGAATAGTCTAAACCTTTGCCTCTTGATACATCCACGGTCATAGAGTAGATGTGATTTTTTTCCGGTTTTTCATACTGATATATTCCATCAGATGCATATAATGGAGTAGAAAACGCAAGCTGTTTCAACGCGGCGCCTGATATAAGAGTACCGCTCGAGCCAAGGAATTGGCATTCATACTCTTGTGCAAATTTTTCTAAATCATGGTCTAGTGCTTCAAGAGTTTCTCTTTTCCAATCTGCGTCACGGCCTGGAACGTCGTTCCACATTACTTCTTTATATACATAACCATTAGTGCCTTCTTTTGCACCTTTACACGTTTTCCAAAAATGGTTTAATCCATTAGGTGTAGAGGTCATTAGAAGCTTAGTAGATTCACCTGATGAAATTGTTGGATATACCGATGCGAAAAACTCATCATATCCCTCAATGAACGCAACCTCATCAAGGTACAAGAAATTAACAGACTTACCGCGAATTGCAGAGGAGGTTGTAGTACCAGCTAAAACTTGGCATCCGTTTTCCAAGGCGATATTACCTTTATTCCATTCTTCAATACCTTGCTGTAACCATTTAGGTAATGCTTCATATGCAAGTTTGACTCGAGCCATAACCTCTCTTGCTGCATCGCCTTTGTTTGCCAAAATTGCAACTGTTTTAAATTCATTAAATAAAATGTAGTGTAATATGATTGCCATCGCGGTTGTTGTTTTACCACTTTGTCGTGCGGTTAATACTGCGACTCTTCGATTATTCGCAATCTTTTCGGTAATCTCTTCTTGATAACTATACATTTCAAATGGAATTAGTCCTTTATCAACATGAACGATCTTAATATAATTTTTAGCAAAATAGATTGGATCTTCAGCACACTTCATATATTCTTTAATAAGGTCGGGAGTCCATTCTATTTGTTCGCCGGTTTTTTTGAGATGAATATTACCTAAGTACCCATTACTCATCTTGTTCGCCTTTAATCATTTTAAGTAAATCTGTTGTAGAAAGTATAAGATTATTATTTGTTACGTTTTGTTGTGAATCGTTATTAGTACCAGTTTTTTCTTCTGTTGCATATTTCTTTTTTGTTGACATTTCTACGAAATCTTTGTTTGCATCAAGGAGTGTTTTCATTAGAGTAGCTGTAACTTCAAATGCACGAGGGGACTCAGATTGCTTTGCCAAATCAATCATTTCTTTGAGTGCATCATCACCTTGTTCAATAATATTTTTTACATTGCATCTAGCCTGATCTATATCTTTTAAATTTTCGTCATTAATATCAGATGTAACAGCTGGAACGGAAGGCTCTTCTATAACCGCTACCGGTGTTTCGTCTTCATCAATGTCTGTTAAAGATCTTACTCCAAGAACTTTAGATATTTTATCTTCACGCATTTTTAATCCTCAGGGNTNTCAGTTATAACCCGTATTACTCCCCAATCGTCATCATATTCAATATCAGTGTATGGTACTGTTAAATCTGGATCGGTTGTTGGTGCTGCATTTGCGGTTAACCCAGGATATACATTTACACCTTGTTCTGCAGTTTTAGATGCATCAGTGCCTGTCCATATATCTGTGTCAACGAACTTAATAACTTTTCGTTTTCTCTCGGGTCCAAAGAACCAGCCTTTCATAGTAAAATTCAAAGTAAACATTACAGCACGTCTTTCTTCAAACGTGCCTTCATATAATTCCTCATTACTAATACCGTTAAGCACGATAGGTATATCAATTGGATCATAATTATCCATTAATTTTACAGTTGCCGTAAACTCAGGTTTAAAGAATGGCAAAATTTGCTCAACTATCTTAGTAGCATCTTCTGTATATTTTGTCATAATGTATAAAGAAAAATCTATATTGTATGGTGTCGCCGACCAAACATAAAACTTTTGGTCATCAGTCTCACTTGCGTTTTTCAGTATCTTTTGTTTTGAAGGAATTTTGCGTGTACTGTCATACATCATATTTGTTATTTCAAAAGACATTCTTGGTAATGTGATAGCTGATGGATTATCAAGGTTTGGATCTTGAGTTATTTTAGCAAGAAACTTTTGAAAAGGCCCATATGCAATAGGAACAATAATGCTCTGCACTTCGGCGCCTGCGTTAGTGGATCGAGTGATCTTCATTTTGTTGAAGATTGTACCAAACAAAGCAACATACTTTCTTGTAGTACCATTATAGAAATTATTAACAAATGCCATGTTTAATCCGTTGGGTTTGTAATCGTTTCACTAAACGGATCAATTTCCGTGAAGTCTATTATGTCATTTCCTGCTGCTTCAAAATCTATGTTATTTGCAATAGGATCTCGAGTCTTAAGTGTGGCAAGTGAAGTGACATCTGTTGTTTTATAATCTGCCCAATATTCGTCAATGAAATCAACTTTTGTGTCAAACCTTTCATTTGAATATTCAAATAATTCACACCTCAAATCAAAGACTTGAAGAGCTCCACTCTGATAGAATACGCTTTCATGTTCAGCATGCATAATTTTAAAGAACTTGTCGTTAAGAGGGAAATATATTAAATCTCCTTCGAACGGTCTTTCACGCCCAGGATCTTTCCGTGTAACGTACTTTTCAAAGGTTCTATTAGCTACCGAGAATGTTACTTGATCTCGTATTTGTAGACCGAACCGAGATAAGAAATCCCCTTCCCCTTCAAATCCGTCTACACTCTTTACATACATATCTAATTCGTATGCTTGATTGAAGATAGAAAGATCGTCTTCATTTAGAATATCATCACGTTGCTCTATAGATCTGCTTATATAAATTACATCCATTCCAAAAATTTGAATGGACTCTATAACAAGATCGTCTATGAGTTGTTGTTCGTTGAAATATTCGTAGTTGTTAAAGTAAACATTCGTAGCCATAGTTTATCCAATAAAATTATATACAAGAGGCTGTAAGTTTTGAATTGAATTTTCTTCCATTTCTTTTCTATCTGCCTTTGCTTCGGCAAGGATTTGTTCACCGTTAAATTGAACACCACCAATAAGAGACATGCCTGAAAACTTAGTCAGATTTAGACCCCATTGTTCACGGATCAAAGCCGATGAATAATTTTGCAACCAACGATCTTGCCATACGTCAGAATATGTATTTCCATCTATGACATCATATCCTTCTATGATAATATATTTGTCTGGAGTTAAGGTGCTTTTTGTTTGATCCAAATATACTCGGTTAATATGACGATTATAACGGATCATCGGACGGCCAACAAGTATCTCTTGCATAAACTGTAGATGTGACATGGCCATGTAATAATGCTGAACATTATACCCTGTAATATCATCTAGGTTATTTAACACAAATTGATATTGAACGTTAAAGAAGCCAGTTCCTGTTGAGATAGAAGAACTTAAATCAAATATACGAGTAATACCAAGAATGTTTTCTGGTATTGTAACATATCCTTGATCTATCTCAGCTTGAGTTAATTGGTGCTTTAAATATATCATTTGACTACCATCATAATGATAATCACGCCAAAACGATATAGCTTCGTCTATACGATCGTCTACTTGCTCGTCTGAAATATTGATTTGGATGACTGGAGCTCCAATTTTCCGAAGAACATAGTCTTGAAACTCTGCACGTGTTGTTGGTAATGCCATGAGATAATACCCTACTTTTTGCTATTATTTATAAAAGCAAGAATACCTCTTCAATCTCGCCGCTCAATATCGTCTTCAGAAAGAACAGGGCCCATCCACACTTCAATAACTTTGGCATCTTTATTATCTAAGTTAACGGCTTTGTGCCACCACCCTACTGGTATATCTATGCTGTCACCCGGTGTTAATAATGTTGTTGTTTTATTTCCTTGTTTATCTTCAAGGAACATGTTAATAACGCCATCTACGACATGCCAATGTTCACTGCGTTTGAAGTGTCTCTGATCACTTAGTGCTTTTCCTTCGTAGAATGTAAGTTCTTTAACTTTCCATTCTCCATTGTGATCTAATATTCTATATTCACCCCAAGCACGTTGTGTTGCGGGTTTATCCCAGTTTTTAAGTATCCAACTGCTTGAGTTCTTTTTATCATCACCGCCAACACTAAAAGCAAATTCAACATCAGAATGATCACCATATATTTTATACTCAGGAGTTGTTGTATTGTTTCTATCACCGCCATTTGCGAAAATAACTTTTGATCCGGATCCTTTAGTATTCAATACTAATTCAATAGAATTTAATGCTGTATCATCAGAATCATCAAATGCAATTACTTCGTCTACACATTTTAATTCTTTAATAATAGATGCTCTTTCTTCAAATGGCATAAATGGTCTACCTTTTTTACGTGTAAGCCATTCATCGGAGTTAACTCCAACAACAAGATGATCGCCAAGCTCTTTTGCAGCTTGAAAATATGCAATATGCCCTGAATGAAGAGGGTCAAACCCACCTGTAGTTAATACTATTTTCATTTTAAGATCCCATATGAATATTTGATTTTTCGCCATCAAAGAAGAACATTTGCCACATACGACAGTCGTCAATATCACTTCCAAAGTATTCAGATGCCGCGTGTATACAACCACCATCAAATATCACAAGGCGATTAAATACGTTTCCAAAGACATCTACAGGCTGATACGGCGTCCTGTCAAGAAATGTTTTCTGATTAAATACTTTCATACCATCGCCTCTATCCCAATTAATTTGAGAATTGTGATGTATTCTTGTCTCTTTATGCATAAAGGTTGAAGTACCACATTCAGGTGGCGCATTAGGTGTTAGATAAATCATAGCGGCCCATCTTTGTTGATCGCAATGATATACAACCTTTTCACCAGCTGCGTTGTGTTGAAATCTACCGTTCATACCGTAGGTTTCCCACTCGGATATCTTTTCACCGATAAGATCTTCAAATATTTCTTTAAGGCCCGGAAACAAATGTTGTGTCCTTGTTCTCTTTCCAATATAACCAGGATCATCAAAGAATTCCTGCTGTAATGCATATTCACGTACTGCATACGGATCTTCGTAGAAATTATCTACAATGATTGCTCTCTTGTTTTCTTGCAGATTTGGATTCACGCGAATTTTTGATTCTAAATTTTCGTTGTTACTTTGTGGAGCATTTTCTTGTTGCGCCGCAGATTGTTCTTCACCTATAAACCAATTTTTCATTTTAAAACCCCATATGTTTCTGTCTTACAAAATCAAGATCCCAGATAGTTGCCGAGATAGGTGTTTCCTGTCCTTCAAATACATCAAATGTAGGAGATAGATTTCTCCAACCAGGACCCCATTTTTTTGTTAAATATTCTATGTTTAAATTATTTGCGTGATCAAGTTTTTCTTTTAAACCTTCTTCGTTCTTTTCAGTTTGACTCCCGCTCTTATAATACATAGTACTATCTTCAAGTCCGTGTAAGTAGTCTTTTTGCAGACCAACCACTTTTCTTATTTGCCTATGCTGCATTCGCATAATATAATCTGCATCTTCACAATATGCAGGATATGTATTTTCATCAAATAGGCCAAAGATCTTAACAACGTTTTCACGAATTAAAAACAAATCCCAGGCACCTATACCAAAATCACCAGCGTTTGGGTGGATCATTCCAACAACAGGATCCGTATTAAGAGTATCAACCATTTCTTTTAATAGTCCTGGACCAAATGCCACATCATCATTTGCAATAATCCAATACGGTGCAAGCATATAACATTTAATAATAAGGTTCCAAGCCCCAGCGCAACCAATGTTTGCCGGCATATGAACAACCTTTATGTTATCAATAAATTTATGATCCATTTGAGTTAAGGCATCGAGTTCATCATCAATTTCACCTCTACCGTTATTATTAATAATAACGAAATTTTCAACTGGGTAATCAACGCTCATTAGCAAGCGTGAAATCCAATATGTGCTGTTTACGACTGGCGCACCAATCACAGGTATTTTGTCTACCATATTCACCAACTCCTTAATATTAATGGTGTCACCATTCTCTTGCCACCATGTTGTTATAAACTTACTGCTTTGATCTTGTATTGTTTCAATTTTATGATATTCACCTTTTTCTTCCCTAACAAGAGTTGAATTGTGTTTTCTATTTTCGGTAAAAAACGGGAATACATAACACGAGCGATAACTGCTTGGGTATATAAGATTTTCAGGAAGAGGAATATGAGTTGTCCCTTTTATATCAAGGGTATAAGTTTCTGTTTTTTCTTCATAATAGTTTTCAACGATTTCTTTTGCGTATTTTCTATGAATTAAATATCCGCAACAAGACCAATCATTCCACCGTTTTCTTCTCATACGCATATCACTCCAATCAACTGGAACTTCTTTAATAAGTGACATTTGTATGACTGTCCAATCTCGAGGAAGACATTCTTCAAATTCTTTAAAATTAAAGTTCCAATGATCTACGAGAGAAAAGTTTATATCGTCTTCGCAAAAGAAAGCGTACTCTTCATCTGTGTCTTTATACCAACGATATATCATGTTTATATGAGATACACCTACAGACAAAACTTCAGAAGAAATTAAATCTTTTTTTACAAAAGGCCCAACTATTTTAAGTTGGTCACGAATGTCTACACTTCTCCCATCATATCCTTCAATCATGCGACACGTTACGCCACGATCTGAAAATTGTTTCTCAAGATCGCTTTGTCTTTCTATAGATTCTTTTAAAGAAAGATAATATGCAGTTGGAAAATCTTTAAGCTGCTTTACCATTCAAGTTACCCATAATATAATCTTCAGCACGTTTTGTTGTTTTATCTGTATTTAACAAAGAGTGTACTCTGTTCATATTTATAATATCTGGATGAATAAACCAATCTTCATAAGGCCTGTTCTTGTCAGGAGAAATGTTACTTGCAAATAATTCATAACCATAAGACTTTAAATAATTTCTAGCTTTTTCCCGCCATCCGCCAGTTGGATCTGCATAATGATCATGCTCGAATGTAATGACTCCAAACTTGCGTGTTTCAAAAGGAATTGATATTAATGCTTGAAAACTAACACTAGGTGGATCACAATCAATTTGAAGATAGTCTATATATTCGTCAAAACCAAGCCCTGATAAAAACGCTTCGTAATTTACAGTTGTTGCGTCTTTTAAAACACAAGTATGTTTTCTCTCATTATTATGAGCGTTTACAAACTCTTCACTTATGTCTAAAGATACTCCATTCCAATCAAAGTCTTTTTCAAGGAGGAACGTATTGTTTCCATACGTAGGATGTCCAGATCCAATTTCAACATATGACCCGTTTCTTTTACCGTCAAGGAGAGTAAGAACAAACATATCTTGATATGCTTCTGAATAATTTTGTTCTATATTTTCAGAACCTTTAAATGGAACTTTTAGTGTACTGTGTTTGCTTTTATCATATAAAGTTAAGCTGTTAGATGAAAATGCATTTAAACGAACAAGGCTTTCATATATTTTATTTTTAAAGTGATCATCTAAATTGTAATTTGTATATAGGTCAAGGAATATAGATCTCGCTTCTTCTCCTAAACCACAATGCCAGGCAGCGTATGCTTTTTGATACATAAGAGCATATATTTTATTAGGATAAGATACACTTGTAGTTAAAGGAATTAAAGTTTTTGGATCATATACAGATAAACCTATTGAAGCCATTGTGTAAGCATCAAACCATTTTCCGTCATCTCCTTCCGCCGTTTCACACGCTCTACTTAAAGTATAATATCCTTCAGGTCTTTTTGGCTGTATCGCAATAGCGTGTTTCATTATATTTTTAACTGTAAATCTTCTTGTTCCTTGTCTTTCAAAACAATGCGCTGCTTTTATTAAAGCTTCATATTTAATTAAATCATCTTCTGTTCGTTCGGCTGTTCTAAGATAAAAAGAAACCGCAGACGCAGTTTGCCCAATGTCATCATAATAAAGCGCAAGGTTCCAATTTGTTTCAGGTTTGTTTGGTTTTTTGATATATGCCTTTAGCATTGCTTTTAAATCGTTTTTACCAAACTCATTTTCAAATTGTTCTACTGATATAAGATTAAGCCACTTATTACGATGAATATTAAATTTATCAAACGTCAAATCTTCATCTTTTAAGTCTATTGTTTGTTGACTTCCTTTTGTTATTATACCACATCCATGATCCGTGTCAATAGTAAACATTCTTAAATCGTTTCTTTCAGATCTCATTTTTACAAACGTTTTCCATATATCTCCGTTCCACAATCCAGATTTATACGGTCTTGATTGATGTTCTTCTTTAAGTGGATTTAAATCGTGGCATATTATATAACCGCCTTCATTAAGACACTTTAAAGAGTTATGAATGTCTTTTTCAAGTTGTTCCGAATGATGAAGCCCGTCTAAAAATATTACATCAAACGTATTTTGATTTTGTGTGAAAAAATCATCTGAAGTTAAAGTATAAGTTGCTTTTGCGAGTGGCTCAGGATCGACACTTATTTTATTATCGCAATTAATTCTTTTAAAAGTTGCACCATTTGATATACCGACTTCAAGATAGTCTTTTGCATTTATTTTATTGATAAGAATTTGAATTATATCGTATCTGTTCATAATGTATTCCTTATAGGCCGATTATTCTGCGAATAGTTTCAGGATTTACTTCAAGTATATATGCAGCATTATCCTGAAATCCAAATGTGATTAAAATCTTATCTTTATAAGTGCATATACCACAACAAAATTCAGTATGACCGTTCATTAAAGAAAAATCGTTTGTATATCTTACAACATTCCAATCCTTGTCCCACACTACAAATCTGTGACGATAAACACCGTCCTTTCTTCCGACTTCACTCTTAAACAAATCAACTTCGTGAGTAAGAGCAATATAATAATCACCAAATGGAATTACCTGTGATCCACCTCTTGGATCTTTGTCTTTAAAGTTTGTTGTATTTCCAAGATATACTGTTGTTGAATTGACAAGATTTGAACTGAATACCATATCGTTAGTTGGTTGTTCATCAACTTTTACAACTTCAACTGGATTACACCATTTTACATAAGTATATGGCTGATCCACAACCGGCATCCAATTTTTTTCACAATATGAATTAGGATCATTTGGCGGATTGATTCTCCACCTTGACACTTCAACAACTTTGTCGTCATGAATTTCTACTTCACAAAGTTCCATACGGCCTTGGCCATTTGTTGTAGTATCACGTCTTACTCCTGATGTAAATAGTTTTCCGTTCCATTCCATCAAGCGCGCGTCTTCAAGTCCTACAAACTCCCACATAGGATTGTATGTATCAAACTTGCTCGTATCAATTTTATCAAAGCGAGATATATTAAAAGATTCATCTATATGGCAGATGTAATTTTCTGTTCTTAGATGCATATCATTTTCAGGATGAAGATATGTTAACGGTCCCCAAGGATGCTGAAACAGTTTCTTTTCTGAATGATAAAAAGTATAATTAACGTGGCGAATATTTACAATAAGTTTTCCGTTATATTCAAGAATAGACGGATTCATTAACCCTGTACCATTCGTTAATTCTGAAGGAATAATAAGTGGGTGTATATCACCACCTTCGCTCAAAACAAGTTTTGCAAAGCTATCG